AGCCATAGGTCGGCTTGTGACACCTCGGACTTGCTGATGTCACGCATACCGGGGAACGACGTATCTACGTCGTACTCCTGAAGTTTCTCTGCGGCGTCTTCTATACCGACCGCCGCAGTCGACGCCTCAAACGGAGCGTCGTAGTAATGCGAGGCCGATTCCGTAGGCGGCGGGGCCTGTGCCTCGTCTGCGGTGAACACTTCGACCTCCGGCGGGGCCTGTTCCGGTTCGTCTATCCACACACGATAGTACTCGTTTATCTCGAGGTGGCCTATCTCCACTTCGTCTACGTCTGGTCGTTCCGTGACGGCGTCGGACACCTGCTTATCAGACTCAGACTTCGTACCCGTCCGTGGGTTTCCGTCTGAACCTTCGTCGTTGTTTGGATCCGGCGTATCGCCTTCTACGTCGGCGTACTCCTCATCGACTTCTTCGTGCTCGGTTTCCGTTTCCGTCTGGGACGTGTTCATTTGGTCTATGTCCCAGCCATATTTGTTACCCGAGTCTACGTCGTCGGGGCCGGTTTTATCCAGTTCTTCTCTAAGTGCGTCGACGGCGTCTTTGGCTATGTCTTCGGTCATAGGTGGATCTCGTACAGTTTTTGAGCGAGTGTCTCGAGTCCGGGGCTTCTAACCCATCGGCCATAGTGGTCTTCTCGGATCTGTCCAAAGTCCTTATCCTCACTTTCAGCATACTCCTTAATAACCCCTGCCGCCGGAGCGAACGCCGAGAACTGGGAATTATAGATTTCATCCGCCCGTTCTATCGCTTCCTCTTCGCTGTAGAACGGCGTGGCGTCTTCTTCAAGTTGGGTCTGGAGTTGACCGAACATATTAATCGTCTCTTCTACACCGCCGCCGTATGTGGCATTACTCGCGCCTGAAGACTCCGTAGTAAGCGCGTTATCAGAACGGGCCAGCGGGTCGTCTGTCGACGGTTCTGCCGGGTTTCGTGGTTCACCGCCCGCTTCATTCGGTTCGTAAGGACGGCCTCCGGCAGTCGACGTTTGACTCGACGGCGTATCTTCGTTCTCGGACGGATCTGAACCGAACAGACCGCCCATTCCTCCACCTTCTTCACCTTCTTCCCCCTCGGGAGCACCTTCGCCCTCGCCGCCCTCTTCTTCGGCTTCAGCCATACCGGGCTTAATATCGAGCGAGTCGTCGGTTGTCCATTCAGCCTCGAGGCCGAGTCCGGTGGCGAGGTCGGCGTTGCGGAGTTCAGTACCCTGACGCTGGGCCTCTGCCGCTTCGTCTTCTTCTTCGATCCGGCGTAGTTCTTTCTCCCAGCCGTTGACCTGTAGTTGCGATAGAATAGCGGGGATGAATACGTCTTCAAACACCGCTTTCAGTTTCTGGGCCGACCTGTTCGACACTAAGATTTCCATCGACTGTGAAAGACCGGAGTTGTTCGGAGACGCGCTCTGGAACACCGCAGTAACGCCGTACTTCGCGCTAATACGGTCGAGGAACCAGTTACGCATTTGCATATTTTGCATAGCCGCCGGTTCTTCGAGTAGCGGTTGCCACGTTAGCGGGTCGCCGTTGCCCTCGGTATCGTCCATAAACGTCGGGATATGCTGGGGATCGTCCCGTAGAGCCTCCATTTGCTCCATATTCCACGTCCTGACGCTTTCTGCGTTCGAAGAACGGATGACCAGAGCACCACGGGGAGCACGTCGTTTCTCATACGCGCTGTTGTACCAGTCGTTCATTTGCTCCAGCGTCCGGGCCTGCTCCCAAAGCGTGATTATCGGGGAGTGACCGTAGAACTTCGACGGGTGATACTCGGATCCGTGGGCGAACTCACCCCTGATATACCACTCGGTCGGTTCGCCCTTTGGCTGGTCGAGGCGTTTCGCATACGCCATATACGTTCGCTTGTTTCCGCAGTGCTCACACTCACCCGGAGACTTCTGTGGGCTGTAGTGTTCGTCCTGTGCTCGACACTCAGGACACACCCATCGTTCGTGGCCGAGTTTTCCCTGCTTTTCGTTGAACGAGTACCGCATAACCTCGGGTGCTCCACGGTGGATCTCCTCGAGTTCCCACTCCTGTATGACACCGTCGTCGTCTGTGTAGTAAGTCCTCTGGAAAATCATCCAGCCGTCATCAAACGACTGAATATCCATAGCAACCTCTTTACAGACCTCTGCGACGGTCTGACCGATACTGTTCTGGTCTTTCCCGTCGAGATAGTCGTCTTCTTTGCCCTGTTCGTTCGCGTTCTCCCAGAACTTGTCGGCCTCGTCACGTTCAGCGTAACTCGGTGTGGCCATCGGAGCGACTTCGCCACACTCGGGACATAGACGCGGTTTTGAAAAGTCGAGGTCGGATTCCTCTAAGTCCTGACCGTCTTCACCGAGTTGGTCTTGGAAGGCGTCGGCAGTCTGGAACTCGTTTTTACAGTTCGTACACTTTGCGACGTATGCTTTCTCCCACTCTGTGAACCCACGGCGGAACGTCTGCTGGACTTTCTCCTCGATAGCGTTGTTCACTATCGGATGGTTCCGCCGCATACGGTAGAGCCAGTCGTGGGGAATCTGCCTTTCATACGGCGGTTGCGGGTCTTGGTTCCCTACACCGACTCCTGCCGAAGCGTAACCGAACTTCCGCATTATGGAGACTACGGAGTTCTCAAAGGCCCGCCCAGCCTTCTTACGGGCCTTTGCTAAGTTATTACGAACGACCATATTACGTTTTCACCCGTGACATATTTAGAACCCGTCGTTCACTAACTCCGACCAGCGTTCCATTTCGTCTCGATCCAGCGTAGTTCCAGAGTCGAGCGTGTTGACGAGGTATCTCATAGCGTCCATCCCGTGGTCGTTCTCTTTCTTCGGCTTATCCTTATCTTTGCTGTCTTTCCACACGTATTCAGGGAACTCCTCGATGGTCTTAGTTGGGAGGTCATCCATCCGAAGTCCTGTGTCCGGCTCGTGAACTCTCGCACCTCGCATTATCATAATGCCGGGACGCCCACGGTCGTCGGTTCCCAGCCGTCTCTTAACGGCCTGTATGCCGTTCTGAACGGATTTCTCTGCGTTCTGCGTGGTAATACCCTCACGGTGGAGACGTTCGCTATGCTCGGCGTCGTGGTCGCTTATCGTCCGTTCCATTTGCCAGTCGTCGTTCGTGAGGTCGTTGATAAGGTCGGCTCCGTCGTCTACAAGCGTTTCTGTTTTGTAGAACTCCCGGAACATAACGAGGTCGCCGTCCGGTGACTGTGCCCACCACTGGCATACCATCGGGTTCCTGTACCCGTAGTCTATCACACGGTAGATACGCCACGTACTCGGCGGGTCGACCCAGAACGCTTTGCCGTCGTCGTACTCAGTATTACGGTTGATATGCCAGCCGTTACACCCGTCGAGGTCGCACTCGTCTCTCGTACATAGCCCCGGCAGGTCTGGCGGATCCCGGCGGTGAGTTTCGAGGTCGAACTCGCTGTATATCATACCCTCCGCACCGACCCACTTGCCCTCGACATACCGCTCATAGTACATCCCGGAAAGTTCGCGTTCGAGGCGGTTTACGTAGTCTTCAGGGACATACGGGTTATCTTTGACCGACATCGAGTAGTGGTCGCCTCGTGCCTCGTCCAAGAAAATCTCGTGTAGAAAGTGTTGGGGACTCGCTGGGTTCGTCGCCCCGTAGATTTGACGCATAGGAACGGGGAAGTACTGACCGTTCTGCATCTTTCCGTCGTACCGGAGTCGCCCCTGAAGTTGGTTCCACTCACCGCGTGAGAGTTCAGTAGCCTCGTCCACGAAAATCCAGCCCCACGACGTAGAACCGATTTTACGCGGGAGGTCGTCTGAACCCGTCGAAGAACCGCTATCGAGGCCGTGATACTGAATTTCTGACGTAACTGGTTCCCCGTCCGGGCCAGTAGCGTCGGTGATATGCTCGATCCTGTGCTCGGACTTGTTGTGTACCTCTATCTGCGAGTCCGGGATAACCTCTTTCAGTAACGTCTGCTCAACAGTCGACGCCTTCACGTCCGAGAAGTGCTTACGGACGATAAG